CCTTGATTACCTCTTCGTGGTTAGCGAGGTTGAGGTGTGCCTCAATGAATAGGAGGGGGCGATACATACCCCTCCCCGCCTGATGAACACTCACGACTTATCCATAACTCCCAGTAGCGTTACCCTTTGGAGAGCGGTCGCCAGTTAAAGCGACCATTGGCGATCTCAAGAGACGGCCCATACTGCGACTCGTAAGCGGCCCGCTCACTAGGGAAAGTGAGCATTGTCTTCCACGCCCCCTTGCGGAAGGCGAGTGGGTTACGCATGATGCGCTCGCTCATGCGAAGATTGTGGCTACCGCCAAACACAACGGGGTTGCTGATCTCACCCGTGAGAATCACGTAGTAAGGTCTCTCGTTTTTTTCTTTCGACATATCTTCTGAATTGTCCTCGCAGACCCAACCATCAGAAAGCCCTCGGGCGTAGGCCGCTCGGACCCTTGGGTCCTCGCTCATCCTCGCAGCGTGGGCGTAGCGCGGGGTCCCAAAGAACCCCGCCTTCCATGCTTCCTGTTCGGTCATAGTCTGGTTCTGTTAGTGGATACTCTGGAGATCCGCTCATACTCTTGCCAGTCCTTGCGGCGGCGAGAGTTCCGACGCGCTACCTTGACGGTAACGTAGGCGACGTAGGTCACCACCCCCACCACTGCGAACAAGGCGAGGACATTGAGGCCGTTCCATCCGGCCAGTATGAAGTCAGGGTTACTCATAGGAATATGGGATTGATCCTTCTTCGTGAATTTCGTCCAGCATACGCTGCACCTTTTCAGGGCTGGGGTTATCCAGCCCAGCACGGGGGCCGTCAGCCAGTGGGTCTTCCGGCATGGGCCAGCTACGCAACCACTCGCAGGAATCGATCTGGTTAGCGTTGATCCCTTGCTTACGCAACGCCGCCATCGCAGCCGCGTCTATTATCTTACGGGACTCCCGTGTCCTCCGGCGGAGGAATAGTTGCCGGAGGTTATCCGGTAAAACTACCATTGCTTTGTCAATGGTGGCGATACCCTCGCGGTAGAACATGACGGTGTAAAGCCCGCCTCTATCTGAGCTACTCATTTTTTCTCGGGGGGAACGGTTATGTAAGTGCGGTGAGGAGGGATATTATCCCAGTCCTCCCAACCCTCGGGGAGGGGTTCCCAGTAGATGGGCAACTCCCGCATGTGATGGGAGAGCCCGTCTGCATGGAGGTAATCCACGAGGAATGCAACCGCGTCTGCGATGCGGTTGCTGTGACTGGTGACGATGTAGGTATCGCCACCCTTGAACTTCCAGTAAGATCTTACTGGCTCGGAGTGTGACCCGTAGTTCTCAAGGAACTGGGTATCGATTCGGAATAGGTATTTTTCCATTTCTATTTTTTCTTGGTGAGTTTCTCAATCACTTCATCCCTTGCGGTGTTGCCTACTGGCGAGCAGCATCCGGCTCCCGCGTGGATGGTGTCCTTGGGGATGACCCCGTCGTCAACGAGTCCGCAGGAATAACTCCCTGCGGACTCACCACGTAGGAACTTGCACCGTCCTTCGGGGTCCGCGCCGTGCCCCACGCCCACAGCACATGTCGCCTTGAGACAACACATACCGGAGCGGAGGCACGGCCTGATGGGGTAACCATCAATGGAGCCGGGACTGGGGGGCATGGATTTAATGATCATCAACAGCAGGGGCGGGTTGAATTACACGAGCCTTGGACGGGCGCTTGATGAATCCGAAGTGGTCATCCCGATCTGAGAGCTGAACGGTCGCGGTGAATGCAACCCGCGCACCTCTCTCCGCCTCAATGATGGCGCGGGGGAGCGTCCCCCAAAGGACGTTCCCGTTGTCCATCTTGAGGGTCATCTTCTCCTGCCAGCCGAAGTCGGTCTCGCGGCTTTCCACCTTGAGGATGGTGCCCTCAACCTCTTGCCTTCCCTCGACCAGCGCGGGGGCGTTGGCTTTCTCCTCAGCCCACTGGGCCTCACGCTTGGCACGCTCAAGGCTCCCACGGTGGAGCTTGACAAGGAGACGGCCCTGCTTGAACGAGAGCTTGCGTCCGCTCCCGTAGCGGGAGACAATGTCCCTTGCGATGTGGTGCGCCTCGCTACCCCGCGCCCACTCGATAGCCGGAGCAAGGCGAGGGCGATCCGCAACCAGTTTGTGAAGGCGCTGGCGGGCATGCAGCCGCCCTTTGAGGCGCTTCATGTCCAGAGTGCTGAGGCCAGTCAGGCCGTGGATCTGGTGGGCACACTCGCGGCCAATGAACAGGCCGCGGTTGGTGGGCTTGTGGACCGCCTCGGAAGCGTAGAGCAGGTGCTGCCCGCACACTTGGCACCGGAGGCGTTGCCCCTGTTCGTGCCCGATGTCCTCGGGCCAGATGGCATTGTCCCGAAGTTCGGGGTGCAGGATGTCCAGCTCGACGGACGGCCCAGCCTGATCCGCGTGGAGAGCAGCGGCCCCGTGACCGGGATCGACGTAGATGTCCGCGACGACTACGAGGTCCTCGCCAGTGAAGGTCTTCGCCTCCGCGGGGGTGATGGTGGAATTGGTTTCACTCATGGTTCTGTTAGGTTAAGCGACAGTGTTAGACGTTTGTTTCGGGGTGACTAGCACAATGAGTCCGCAGTCGCGGCATTGCTTGTCGTCCCAGTTACCCGGTCGGCGTCCGTGGTAGTCGAGCATGGCGTTGCCACTGCCACACTCAGGACAGGTCGGGGCGTTGCCCCCGTTCCAAGGAAGGGGTGTTTCTATGGTGATTGATTTCATGGTTCTGTTAGTTCTGTTATCTTGTGACCTGTCTCATCAGCGGCGGGCGGTCAGTCCCTACCGGACGCGGGGTCGCCCCCGCGTTTCGACTGTCAGGCTGCGGCGGCTTCCTCAGTCGCCTCCTCCGGTGAGTAGGCGAGGCTGGGGACGATCCGCTCGACGGCTTTCTGGGCGAGGCCGCCCGCCTTGATCACCCAGTCAGGATGGGCCTCAAGGCTCTTGATCCAGCTATCGATATACGCGGCGCTGTTGTCCAGATCCGCGGTCAGCCCCGCCTCGCTCATCAGGAAGCAGGCGGTCAACTCAGCGACCAGCTCCTCGAAAGCATAGCCGTCGCTACCGAAGCGGTGACGGGTAGTGATCCCCTCGCGGGACAGCCTGCTACCGTGACCCGTCGAGTGGCCAAGCTCGTGGAAGAGCGTGTGATAGAAGCCCGCCGCGGTGTCGAAGTCGTCGAGGTTAGAGTTGAACACCTCGTCCCTCTCAGGATTGTAGCGCGGCTGGCTACCGTCGATGGTGATCGTGGGACCGTCCACGTATCCCGCGACCAGCTCCTCCGCGGCTGCGATGCGCTCGTGTTCTTTCCGGTCATCCGCCGCGGGCGTCCCGAAGGCGATGCCTTTGATTTGTTCCGCGTTCCACACGTTGTAATACCGGAGCGAGGGGACCTTGCGAACCCAGTCCTCCGTCTGCTTGACGCGCTTGTTCTTGGCATCGTAGTAGGTGAAGGACCAGTGGACAATCTTGGTCGCCTTGCCAGACCATGTCCCGCCCAGCTTCAGGATGCCATTCTTGGTCAGCCAGTAGGGCGAGGAGAAGCCGCTCATGGTAGTGAGCAGCCAGTTGACGCCGCGGTAGGGGCGCTTGCTGGCGAAGTTGCAGGGCCGCATCTCGTTCTGGCGGCCAGACTTCCAAGGGACGACGCCTTCTTTCAGCTTGGCGATGACGACTTCGGCAATGATTGCGAATACTTTATTCATGGTTCTGATAGTTCTGTTACTTGTGACCTGTCTCTTCAGCGGCGGGCGGTCAGTCCCTACCGGACGGGGGCGGGCCCCCGTTTCGACTAATCCCAGATGGCGCAACCGTTCGCATCCAAGCGCCTCCATTCCCAGTGGATGATCTCCACCATGTCACCCAGCGCATTGCGCTCCTCCCCTACGACGCGCCCTACCCGCTTGGCTGGGTGAGGCTCGGGCAGGTTGCGGCGGCGGTCACGCTCCTCCTCCAGCATGTCGAGGACTTCGTCCCAACTGAACCGAACGTGCCCCTCGTAGTCATCCCATGGATCACCATACTTGGCCTCGAACTCGTCACTCACATAGACCCAGAGCTGTTCCAAGTCGCGCCAGTCCTCAGTATTGATGCTGACATCCAGCTCCTTGGCCAGAGCGTTCACCTTCCGGCGGACGGTTGACACCTTGTTACGCTCCAGCTTCAGCTTCTCTCCGCAGACCAGCTTGCGATTGATGTGGGTGGGGATCTCCACACCGTCGGGGCAATGCAACCTGTAGCTCGCCTCGACGCGGCGGCGCTTGCCTTTCTTCAGGTCCTCGAAAGCGGTGGGCTCCTTGACCTGATTATCCACGAACAGATCACCAGTGAGGATCTGGAAGTGATTGCCCGCGACGACGAGGTAGGTCCCGCCTTGGCTGTTACCCTGTTCGACCCACTGGTTAAGCGTGGGCCTCTTCTGGGTATCCAGATAGTTGTGAGGGTGAGACTCGATCCCACACTGGCGAAGCACCTCGCGGAGGACCGTAGTCGGGGTGCCCGTGCATGACCGCTTGCCAGTGATGGCGCGGATCATGCGTGATGCGTCATCAGTTGTGACGCCCGTCAGGATGGCAATGGCACCGGGGCCACACCATCTGTTCTTCCCGCGATGCGGGTGTAGTGTAATAGACATAGCATGTATCGTGCTAGAATTGAGAGAGCTGTCTCATCAGCGGCGGGGACTCATTCCACACCGGACGCGGGGTCGCCCCCGCGTTTCGACTAGTGCTGTCACTAACTCTGGGGGGTGACATGGTCCCCCGCCCGTTTAGTCTAAGTTGAGGAGGTCTTGGAAGCACTCCTTCATGCGTTTCTGGGATGTCCTCTTCTCTTCAAGCTCATAAGCGAACTCGAAAGCGACCTGTTGAAGCAGACGGGTCTGGCCCTGTCTCGCCCAGTAATTGAAGAGCGTTCCCATCAGAGTTGAAGGGTAGGTGATCGAGTAATCCCTGCTCTTGAACTCCTCGACGATCTCTTGAAAAGAGATCCCCGCCACCCTGTCGGGGAGGCTCAACGCGAGAGTTTCGGTTATGGACTTCAGGTCTTTCTGGGTGATGGTGTGTTTGGCCATTTGTTTTTTGTGTGTGTGTTTGTTCTGTCACTAACTCTGGGGGGTGACATGGTCCCCCTCCGTTTTTCCCCTTGTTTTCTAGGGTTTCAGTGATGCGCTTACCATGCCCATGAGCCTTTCGAGGCCAGCGTTGCACCGTTCATGGACAACCCGCCGCCCGTCGTGATCGTGATGATGGAAGTGTTCCATGACGCGGGGATCTTGGACCACAGGGAGGGCGCGTAGGGCGTGGAAGCCCGCAGCGGCCTTGAACAAGGCGGGCACCACTTCCTTGCCCCACCCTTCGTTGGTTGCCTCGTCCACCCCGTAGGCCAGCGAATCCTCGCAGACGCTGGCGAAGCACTGTCCATACTTCTCAGGTAAGGGGTGGAAGGCACACGGATCACGGCCCACTGACAGGGCTGCAAACCACTGCATGTAGTGAAAGCGATTCTTCATAATCTCGTTCTTGTTTTCTTCGACTTGTTTAATTTGATCGGAGTCCATTGTTCTAATTGTGTTAGCTTTCGGTTCCTTCTTCTTCTAGTGCTGCGATAATGTCAGCGTGTAGCTCGGGGCTGAGACGGTGCGGGTCAAAGTCGGCGGCGCGGGCCAGCAAACTTAGCAGTTTCTTTTGTGTTGTTCTACTTGCACCCTCATCCTCTTCGTCCGCTAGTGCGGCAGCAAAGTTAGGGTTCTGTATCAGTTGCGCGTGGAGTCTTTCGAGGTGCTGGCAAAGTTGCACATACGGGCCACGGGTCCTTCCGTGAGGGCAGGAAGCGAGGCTGAGTTCGTTGAGGAATTCTTGCAATTTCATGGTTCTATTTCTGTTCTGTTCTGTTCTGTTAGATTGACCTGTCTCATCAGTGGCGGGCGGTCAGTCCCTGCCAGACGGGGGCGGGCCC